TAAAAAAATCTGAAACTAAACCAGTTAAGAAAAGAGCCAAAAAATAATGCCTTTAGAAAGTGCTGCAGATTTTAACTCTTATGTAGACACTACAACTGGTCATGGGGTTACAGGTGTTTTTATTGAAATACAGAATAACCTATGGGATTCAAGAACACGTTTAATTGATACTTGGTACGATATAGACTCAGGCGATTCTTACCCAATTAACTTAATTATAGATCAAGAATACTTTAGTATTGCAGGTGGTACTGTACCAGTAGACGGATATCAACCAAGAGCAATAATTAAAGCTACAGATGCACCTTACATATCGCAGGGTGACAAAATATTATTAAATGCAATAACCACTAATAAAGGTAATACATTAGTACCTGAAACAACATTTTTAGTTGTTACTGTTGAGCCTGATAATACAGGCTTAGTACAACTAGTCTTAGAGGAACAATAATGTCACAGTACATGCTAGAAACTGAAGAAGATATGTTGGCATATTTAGATACTAGCTATGGTCATGGCTTAGATGCAGTGTACATAAGAGGTGGTGTATCTACTAATATTAAAATAATACTGAATAATGAATACACAGAACAAGATTTAGGTACTGGTGTAGAAGCACTTAAACCAGTTGCATATTGTAGAAGTGTAGATATGCCTAATGTAGCATACGGTGATTTACTAAATGCTAGTGCAGTTACAGATATACATGGTAATATTCTAAAAGCAGCACAAAACTACACTATAGTTAATGTGCAAAAAGATAGAACTGGATTTACTGCTTTAATGTTAGAGGAAGTGTAATGGCAATTCATGTGAGACAACAAATAAGAGAATATTTTGGTACTACACTAACAGGTTTAACAACTACTGGTTCTAATGTCTATGAATCAAGAGTTTACCCTATAGAAAATACAAAATTACCTGCATTAGTTATCTATACTAAATCAGAAGCATCTGAGCCTATTGTTATAGGTACAGATAGAGTTATGAGTAGAGAACTAGCTGTAGTTGTAGAAGGCTATGCAAAAGCTACTAGTAACTTTGACGATACTATTGATACAATAAGCAAAGAAGTAGAAGAAGCTATAGCAGCAGATAGAACATTAGGCGGTTTAGCAAAAGATACTTATTTAGAATCAACTGAAATTGATTTTAATGGTGAAGCAGAAAAGCCTTTAGGTTATGTTTCACTAACTTTTTTAACTAACTACTATGTACAGGAAACGAATCCTGATGTGGCGGTTTAATAGGAGATAATTATGAAATTAATTAGTCCAAATGGTAAGATTACTGTAATTGCTCACCCAACACAGGTTGAGTATTATTTAAGTAAAGGGTGGAAGGAAGATGCACCTAAATCTAAATCATCTTCTAAAAAATCTAAAAAAGAGGTAGAAAATGGCGATACATAAAGGAAGTGAAGGTACTGTTAAAGTAGGTTCAGATTCAGTTGCACATATCAGATCATACTCAATTGAGGAAACTGCTGCAACAATAGAATCTACTGTTATGGGTGCTGATGCTAGGTCTTATGAATCATCTTTAAAAGATGGTACAGGTACTATTGATGTCTACTGGGATGAAACTGATACAGCACAAAATGCACTAACTATTGGTACAAGCGTGACTGTTAATTTTTATCCTGAAGGTGCTGATAGTGGCGATACTTATTATACTGGTACTGCTATAGTTACAGGTATAACAAGGACAGCAGCATTTGATGGCTTAGTAGAAGCAACTGTTAATGTACAATTTTCAGGTGGCATATCTAGCACAACAGTATAACTATGAAACTCATTGATAAAGCAAAAGAACACTTTAATACTTTAGAAATTAAATGTATTGAAGTACCTGAATGGAGTGATGAGAATGAAGTGGTTAAAATTTATGCAAAGCCATTAACGTTAGCAGAAATGTCTAAATTGCAAAAATTTGCAAAAGATGATGATGTTGCATTAATGGCTTATTGCTTAATTTATAAAGCACTTGATGAAGAAGGCAATAAGGTGTTTGATTTATCTGATAAACAAACTTTAATGAACAATGTAGATAAAGATGTATTAGCTAGATTAGCTACTGAGATCATGTCTACACCAACTGTAGATGAACAAAGAAAAAAGTAGCGGAAGATAAGGAATTATTTGCAAAATATTATTTAGCTGAACTTTTACATGTTACAGTTGAAGAACTAGAAAATAAAATGTCCTTATCTGAATTTACTGGATGGATGGCATACTTAGAAGAAAAGAATAGGCAAATAAAACATGGCAACTGATTATAAATTTAGAATCACCGCAAAAGATCAAACTAAAAGCGGTTTTAATTCTGTAAACCGTAATATAAACAGCACACAATCTGCTATGAAGAAACTTGCAGGTGCTTTTGCAGGTGTTTTTGCTGTTAGACAATTAGCTTTGTTTGGTAAAGAAACATTAGCATTAGCAGATAGTATAGGTAAAGTATCTGATTCTATTGGTGTATCTACAGAATTCTTACAAAAATATCAATTTGCTGCACAGCAGTCAGGTCTTGCTACTGAAGAATTCAACAAAGGTATGCAAAACTTTACCAAGATGGTTGGTCAAGCACAGTTAAGAACTACTGAAGCAGGAAGAACTTTAGAGAAACTAGGCGTACAAGTTAAAAATACAGATGGTAGTGTAAAAAATGCAGAAGAAGTATTTGTAGAATTATTTGAAGCATTAGATGGTGTTGGTAGCCAGTTTGAGAAAAATGCTATTTTAGCTGATCTTATGGGTAGAGCAGGTGTAAAACTTGCTGTAATGGGTAAAGATGGTGCAGAAGCTATGAAGGAATTAGCTGAGTCTGCAACTGGTGTTATACCTGAAGATTCTATAAGACAAGCAGAAATATTTAATGATGCTATGAATGAACTAAAAAGAGCAACATTATTACCATTACAAAAAGCATTTGTATCTGTATCTACAACAGTTTTAGAATTTTTAGATTTACTAGGATTAGTTGATAGAAAGAAAACATTAGCAGAATTACAAGGCGAATTAAATAGGGTTACTGATTTAATTAAAGAGGTACAAGAAACAGGCGGATTTGTATTAGAAAATGACATATTTGCAAAAATGTCACCTGAAGAACTCAAAGCAAATAAAGAAAGAAAAACAGCATTAGAAGAACAAATAGCACTAATTACAAAAACAAAAGAATTAACAGGTGTTGTTGAGGATGCTTTTGCTGCTACTAAATTTGATGTAGTTAATAATTCTATAAAAGAAAATATAGCTATAGTTAAAACTTTTGCAGAAACGGTAGAAGGACAATTAACAAATGCATTTACAAACTTCTTTGATTTTACAAGTAAAGAATTTTTAGACTTTAAAAACTTAGCTACTAATGTAGCAAGAGCAGTTATAAATGAATTAATACAAGTATTCGTAGTGGAAAAATTAGTAGGTATGACAAAAGGCATTATATCTGATACTGGTAATTTCTTTAAATTTATAAATGCTGCAGATGCAATACAAGATTTTGATGGTGGCGGTTATACTGGTATGGGTATAAGAGCAGGTGGTATAGATGGTAAAGGTGGATTTCCTGCAATACTACATCCTAATGAAACAGTTATTGACCATACAAAAGGTCAAGGCATGGGTGCTACAGTAAACTTCAACATATCAACAGTAGATGCAGCAGGATTTGACCAATTACTTGCATCAAGAAAAGGATTAATAACACAAATAATAAACAATGCCATGAATAATCAAGGCAAGATGGGGATAGTATAATGTCAGGAACTTTTCCAACAGACCCAAATTTTAGAGCTTTACAATTTAAAGACAATAGACCTATATTATTAAATCAAACACTATCAGGTAAAAAATCAGCAAGACAAATAGGTGCACAATACTTTTCATTTACAGTTCAAATGCCACCAGTTGACCAATTAAAAGCACAAGAAATATTTGCATTTTTATCCAAACAAAAAGGCGGTTATGAAAACTTTGATATAACTGCACCCTTAAATAATAAAGGAAATAGCCATACTGAAACTGATATTTTAGTAAATGGTGCACAAACAGTTGGAACAAGTGCAATACCTATGGATGGTTTTTCACATACCAACCATGCATTAAGAGCAGGTGATTTAATACAATTTGCTAGTCATTCAAAAGTTTACATGGTGCAAGACGAAGTAACTGCATCAGGTGGTTCTGCAACTGTTAATATCCTGCCTAACTTAGTATCTGCTCTAGCCGATAATGAAGCTGTAACTGTTAATAAACCTCTTTTTAAGGTTTATCTTGAAAATGATGAAATAATGTATTCAACAGATGCAAATGGTTTTTACAGTATTTCATTTGATGTTAGAGAGGTTATTGAGTAATGCCAAGAAGTTTATCTACTGACCTACAAACACAAGTATCTGCACAACAAACCAAGATAGCTTTTTTAGTAGAATTAAATCTATCTACAGTCATAAGGCTTACAGATTTTTATAGAGATGTTACTTACAACTCAGAATCTTATGAAGCTGGTGGTTCTTTTCTATCTGTAGACTCAACAACAGAAACAGGTCAATTAGAAGTCAATGAAATTAATTTATTATTTTCAAATGTAACTGACCAAGTAAGAAGTCTTGTACAAGATGGTGCATTTACAGGTGTTAAAGTAGAAATATATATAGCGTATTTTGATGCTAATGAAGATTTGGTTGGTGCGGTGAATTATTTTACTGGCAATATAAGAAATGTATCAATACAGGAAACAATAGAAGATACAACACTATCTATGACAGTCGCATCACATTGGGCAAATTGGAACTTAACTAAAGGCAGACATTATTCAGATGAATCTCAACAGTCAGTTTATTCAGGTGATAGAGGATTAGAATATGCTACACAAACCAAATCTGATGTAAGGTGGGGTTCTTAGATGTTGCAAATTGGATTTCTAGGTAAATTAAAATGGTTTGCTAGTGCTGTAAAAGCCACTAAAGCATTTAAAGCATTAAAATTTATAGGAACTATTGCAACATTAGCAGTAGGAGTTAAAGGCTTCTTACAAGCACGACAAATGTTAGCTAAAGGTCAAGACATAATGGCTAACAAAACTGCTGCTGGTGGCAAGATACCAGTCATCTATGGAACTAGAAGAGTAGGTGCACAAGTAGTTTACATGGATACTAAGTTTAATAGGTCAAAAGACTTATTTGTAGTTTATGCATTAGCTATAGGTGAATGTGAAGAAATACTAGGTAGAACTATTGAGATAGATGGTAATTCTATTTTAGATGGCAAGATATACAAGGGTGGTGGCTATGTTGGGTCAGATAAAATTGCATCAGGTGCAGGTTCTTTGAATACAGCTAGTCAAGTAGGTGACGTACAATATTCTAGTGCAGGTAATTTAGGTACAGACCCAACACTAAGATATTCATTTGTTTTTAATTTACATCATGGTGCGACAAGTCAAACAGCAGACCCTATGCTTAGAGCATCTATTCCTGAAGCATGGTCAGCTAATCACAAACTAAATGGTATTTGCTATATAGCTGCTGCTTTTGATTATGATAAAAAAGGTATGTATAAAGGTGTTCCACAAATTACAGTACAAGTTAAAGGTAAAAAGATATATGACCCTAGAAGCGATACTACTGCATGGTCTAGTAATGCTGCATTATGCTTTTTAGATTACATACAAAACGATGAATACGGAAAAGGTTTAGCAACAGCAGATATAAACATGACAACATTTGAAACTGCTGCTGATAAATGTGATGTATTACAAAATCAACCTTTTTATGGTAGCAGTTATCAGAATGTCACTTGGAGTGCTACTTCAGGCACAAATAGAGTACAAATCAATACCTATGGTGATGCTTTTCAAAACAAAGTAGATGAAGTTATAAGCATAAAAGATTCAAGTGGAACACTTATTGTAGATGCAGAAAATATTAATTCATTTAGAAGTGATGAGTTTTATGATCAAGATAGAGTTAATGAAATTATTATAGATGATGATATTGGTAGTGATTACGATGATGAAACTGGTTCTATATTTACACAAGTAAAAAGATTTCATTGCAATGGTTATGTAGATACTAATAAAAATGTCATGGATAACGCTAAAGAGCTTCTTGCGAATATGCGAGGTATCTTTACTTATATTAATGGAAAATATGAATTACAAATTGAAGATACTGGTACTTCTACATTTAGTATTACAGATAATCATATTATTGCTGATGCTGGTATCTCAGTTGATTATGGCAACAAAGATAAAAAAGCAAATAAGGTTATCGTAGAGTTTTTTAATGCAAACTTAAAATATGAACTAGACACAGTAACAGAATTACATGATGCTACGCCTAACTATTATTCTGATGATGGTGAGATACTAGAAGTAAAAGCAGAGTTTCCATATATAACAGACCCTTATATAGCTAGTAATATGGCAAAGGCTATTTTAGGTAGAAGCAGAAATCAAAAGACAGTACAGTTCTTAGGGACTCCTGAAATGTATAAATTAAATGTAGGTGACATAGTAGATTTAACATATGCTGGTTTAGGTTTTAGTTCTGATTTATTTAGAATTGAAGCTCTTGAATTACAATCAAATGGATTGGTAAGTGTTTCTATGATTGAGTATTTAGATATTTATACATGGGATGTACCAACACAAGAAGAAACAGTAGACCCAGTAAATTTACCAACAGCAGGTGCATTAGCAGCACCTGAGAATGTAACTTTTACTGATACTGATAGTTCATCAATAAGTAGACCTACATTATCTTGGGATGAGCCTACAGACTTTCCAGTAAAAGAATTTAGAGTAGATGTTACTGATAGTTCATCTAATGCAGTTATAAGCAAAATAGTAGATACTAATTCTGCTGATTTATCTTTTATACCTAAAGGTAGTAATTATAACTATTCTGTAACTTCTATTAATGGTCTAGGTATAGAATCAAATGCAACTACAGGTACATTTACTATTGCAGACGACCCAGTAAAAACTACTGAAGTAGAAATAGATGGTGTTACTTTATCTACAGTTGAATCATATGGAACTACAACAGGTAAAACAGGCAACTATGTAAAGTTTACTAACAAAGTAGTAATGGAAGATGAGTTTTTATGTAAAGATTTTGCAGAATTTGCATCTAGTGCAGGTGCTAGATTTGATGGTGATGTAGACATTGTAGGTGCAGGTTTAAGTGCACAAAACAGAATTAATGCAGATGGTGGATTAAAGATTAGTAGTGGTGCACCTGCTTCTGCTACATCTACTGGTTCAGCAGGTGAAATAAAATGGGATTCAAACTATATTTATGTATGTGTTGCTACAAATACATGGAAAAGGGTAGCGATTAGCACATGGTAATAGTAATATATAACAAAGAGATTTAATATGGCACAACACGATTACAATTTAGCAAACCAATCAGGTGCAGACTTTAGAGCAGATTTAAACGATGCTTTAGCTGCTATAGTAACAGTAAATAGCGGTGCAACTTCACCTAGTACAACTTTTGCACATCAATTATGGGTAGATACAGCAAATAGCGTATTAAAAATAAGAAACTCAGCTAACGATGCATGGATTACAACTGGTGTAAGTATTACAGCAGATAATACTTTTACAGGAAATATAACAGGTAATGCTTCTACAGCTACAGCATTAGAGACTGCAAGAACAATAAATGGTGTATCTTTTGATGGTACTGCAAATATATCTTTTGATACTGATTCAGTTAGTGAAGGTTCTAGCAATTTATATTTCACAAACGCTAGAGTAGAAAGCTATTTAGATGCAGGAACTTCTACACCTACTTTTGCAAGTGCAGTAATTAATTCTTCTCTTACAGGTTCAGCAGTTTTAGATGATGATACTTTTGCAACTGCAAGTGCCACAACAGTAGCTACTTCTGAATCAATTAAGGCTTATGTAGATAGCCAAGTAGGTAGCGTAGATACATTAGCTGAAATACTTTTAAATGGTAATACTACAGGCGGTACTGATATTGAGTTTGGCGATAATGATAAAGCCATATTCGGTACAGGCTCAGATTTACAGATTTATCACGATGGTAGTAATAGTTATATAACAGATAGTGGTACAGGTAACTTAAGAATTGCAGGTCAATCTGTAGATATTCTAAATCCTGATGCAAACGAATTTAAAGCAAGATTTTTAGATAATGGTGCAGTAGAACTTTATTACGACAACGCTAAAAAACTAGCCACGACTAGTTCGGGGATAGACGTAACAGGAACAGTAACAAGTGATGGTTTGACTGTGGATGGTAGTGTTACATTTAATACAGGAACAAGCACTTTTGATAACGTGGTTATTAAAAACACAAGTGCTGGTGCATCTACAGCACCTGATTTGGTTTTATATAGAGATTCTGTATCACCAGCAGATAATGACAACATAGGTAAGATTGACTTTAGAGGTAAAGATAGTGCTGCTTCAGATATAGATTATGCAAGTATTGTTTCTACAATCAGCGATGCAACAAGTGCAACTGCTGATGGTAAGTTAAACTTTTATGTATCAACAGCTTCAAGTTTGAATAAAGCCTTGACTATTGAAGGCGGAGACAT